TTGTAATCGATCTAGTTTTGAGAGACGATCTAATTTTCTCTCAAGTATCTTAAGGGTGGATTTTGGTTTAACCCAATCTCCAGTCGCCTCTGTGTACAACCTTAAACACCCATCACTGGGATATTTGGCATACACAATATTGCCATACGTTTGTTTCCATAGGTAATCTGACATGGGTAACCATTTCAGCACCTTGGGTGACATTTGTTTAGCAATATGAGCTGCATACTGGTCGTATGCATCGGTTGGGACCGTTGTGTAAAACCAACGATCTTCACCGTTAGGGTTTTGAACAGCATAATTTAATCGCTGGACATGCCCGTTATAGCTCATAAGATAAGACTGATCAGTTAGTTCTCTCTGTAACTCAAGAAATAAGCGAACCCTCTTGTCAAGAGGGTCCCCATTCGGGTTAAATCCACAACCCCCTAGAAAATCAGGGATTGTCTTGACTATGTCAAAGATGTTCTTTTGACGTTGTTTCATTACAGAAGAGAAACGTTCTCCAAAAAGCTTTGCTAGGTCCAAGAAAGAGTCGTCTGAAATAGCACGCCACTTTAATTGGTTTACAATTGCTTCTTTAGCTATTAACTTGCCACCAAACTCAGAAATACAGTTTGATGATAAGGTTTTTGAAGGTGAATATGGAATATCCATCTCCTGCAAAAAGGTGCAATACCTAGAATAAAGAGTATCATCTAGAATCACTACATCGTCTCCCAAGACGAAAAAGCTATCATTGTGACGACCCTCGTTAAGCGCACACAGTAATAAACCGTGTGTCATAGCGAAGGATGGAAACGAAGGGCCTAAACCCAACGGTTGTCCTGTCTTCCAAGTAATAAAACCTTGAGAAACAAGATCCGTCTTCCATTTGGATACTGACAAATCATAAAACAATTTGACAGCGTCTTTACGATGATAAATGGCATTTAAAACAGCCATTTGTAAGTCAAGCGGGAACCTATCTGTTGCATTAGATAGATCGACGGCGTGAGCCATCATCCCTGCTTGCAAGTGCTTTTGGATAATTGTGAATGGACGTCCTTGGTCATGGGTACAATCCCATGGTAGGAATTTGAGCTTTTCCAGCAGATCATGCTGGAGAGGTTGCAACGCGGCTTGGTATATTCTACCAGGATTTGCGATTGCTCTCAACTTAAAACCGGGCTCTTGAATAATCCCGATTTTACCAACAGACGTACCATAATAGTAACTTCCGATATCCCAGACATTTGAATTCTCCAGGCCTTGTAGTAACGGCCTAAAGATGTCAGGATACAATCGCCTCAGTTTGACACCTGTAGCGGTTTGTTCCAAGTATGCATAAGCACACTCTAACGTTTTAGATCCCTCAGGGTAAGACTTGCCGTTTGGATGCGGCTCCCTTTTGGTCTCGGACGTTTG